GACCGCTATGCAGTCAGCGTTCGTTTGGCATTACACGGAAGGAGCGTGTACTGCAGCAGATGCTGCACGGAAAGCTGGCTTCAGTTTTCCAGCCGCGACAGCAAGCAGATTTTTAAATGGACGAGATTATCCGAATGTTCTGAAAGCAATTCGATTCTCACAGCAAGAGCTGCGAGAGAAGAATGCGATTAGCCCGGAGAAGAACGCGAGGTTCTTGTATCGCATAGCAGAAGCGTCCTTCGAGAGTGGCGCTTACAACGCAGCGGTCAGTGCAATCAAAGAGCTAAACCAGTTGGGAGGGCTAACAGTACATCGCAGCCAGAACTTGAACATCACAGCAAACGTAGACGCAATGGACCAGAAACAGATCAAAGATCGCCTCCAACATTTGCTTTCGCTGAACACAAAGTTCGAGGACACAGATCACTAGAAGTAGTATAGGCAAGGGCTTATCGTCGAGAGTCCTCAAGGCACGTTGCCCGTGCGTGTAGCCGAACACGGGCACCAACAATCGTTTGGAAATATTTGTGGGCAGAAAACATCGAAAAAGAAGTCTCTTTTTCTCTGCGCTGAAAATTCTGGAAAAACCCCTAATTTACGCGAACGTCGGCTAAAATCGGATTGCTCAGGCCAGTGAGGTCCAAAAATGGGCTACTTTCTGAGCAGAATAGGTACTTCTGCGTCCAAGGGACTCTATTGGGTTCCGAAATCTCCATGATTTGATCAAAAAATGATTAACCCCACACACCCTTGAGCGCGACGCGCCTGTCGCGCATAGCTATAGCTGAGTTTGGTACACAAAATCACCAAAAAAACTCAACGACTTTACCTTTTTTCCGCTACAATCGGCTCTATGGCTGATTCTCGCACCAAAGGTGCCTCTTTCGAGCGCGATATCTGCAAGCGCCTGAACGCTTTCTTCCTTGAGAATGGGGTGGAGCTGTCTGTGAAGCGCAATCTGGACCAGTATCAGTCGAATGGCCTACCTGATATTGAGATTCCTTATCACGCTATTGAGTGCAAGGCGTACAAGTCGGGTTGGTGGTACAGCACTGCTTGGTGGAAGCAGGTGTGTGATGCCTGTGGTGACTTGACACCCATATTGGTCTGGAAATTCAATAACAAACCTATTCGTGTGACGTTGCCTTTGTATGCAATCAATCCTACGCTTCCGAAAAAGAATGATTGTGTTGCGGTAGTTACTTTTGACGAATGGTTGGCTATACTTTCGGAAACGGTTCTGGATAAAAACGAAGAGTTTGCTCTCGATAGGTAATTGATATGGGTGTGATTAGAAAAATATTGTTTGGCTCTAAAGCGGCTGGAAGTGATTACATTTCAAGGGCTGAGGAAGTGGCGCTTGCCCTACCTAGAAGAGTAACAGGTGGTCAGGCGCGAAAGGCGTTTTCTACCAATAATCAAGTGAAGAAGAATGAACTGACAGCGCTAGGTTTGGATGCACTTCTAGATCAGGAGATGATTACGAAGCAAGAGCTGTTGGAACATATTCGTGATAATCAGGTGGAGCTTGAGGTGGAAACGGATGGTGGACCGGGCACTGGTGTAAAGAGGACAGATTTTGATTTCACGCTTGAACCCCTTTCCTTTGAGGAGGCAGAGGGTGATTTTATAAAAGAGCGTATCAGTGAAATTGTTGACGGTGAAATAGAAGATTATGTTAATTCTGTCGATTACGATGGAGAGAAGGCTGAAGAAGTTCAAGCTCTACTTGATGGTGAGAAATCATTTACTGATCTAGATGGTTTTTTGCAAGAAGAAATAGAGAATAATATCTATTATGCCTTAGAAGCTAATTACAATGAATCTCCTTTGTATGAACTCGTTCTAGAGATTGATGGCTCTCCTACTAATTATCGTTTGCTCTATCAGGAAGCATATGGGGATGAATATTTTCCTCGCGGTGATGCTCCCCGATTTTTAACGAACCATTTTCGAGGAGATACAGAAAGGTATGGCTATGGGGCACCGCCATTGCCGGACAATTTAAATGAAGCGAAGGTGCGCTTACAATCCTTGGCAATGGAGCGCGGAGATTTAGATTTTCCGGATGATGAGGATTTGCGGTGGGGGGAGCATACGACACGGGGTGGTGAGAATTACACGGAGGAAAGAGTCAGAATACGCAAGATGCCTCAGTTTGGCAGGTTTGAAGAAGGTCAGGTTAAATTTAAGGAACATGTTCATTTTCCCGATGACATAAACAATATATTCCATATTCGCACCACAGATCGTACCGACGATGGTGGTCGCAAGATTTTGTACATTGAGGAGTTGCAAAGTGATTGGGGTCAGAAAGCCCGATTACAGTTTGATGAGAAAGGTAATTACAAAGGTGGGGGGATTCTTGACCCTAGGGTAAAAATAAATTCTGCCGTAAAAGCGAGAAAATTTATTGATGAGATAGAGCCGATTTTTGAAAAGGTTTTGAATGCAGAGGAGAATAAATCATATCTGAATTTAAATGTTTTTGGCAATACGTTAGAAAACCTTCTCAAAAAAATCAAAGAGATTAAGCGTGTAGATGGGCCATCAGATGAAATGTTGTTGGAGCTTGTTGGAGATATCAGGGGTGGTGTGCTAGCGTCGTTTGAGCGAGATAGCGTCGCTCCTGAAGCGAAGATGCCACAAGATTTTAAAAATCTTTTCTTTAAATCTAAGGAGGCAGTAGAAGAAATTGAGCAACCGATTTTCAAGCAAAAGCAAGAGAAGTTTCGAAATAAACTCGTAGAATTTAATCCTTTGATTGGCAAGTTTTCGGGCGAGAAGGATCAATACATTGCTGATACAGGCGCTTGGACCCGTTTAGCCATTAAACATATTTTTAAGAAAGCGAATGATGAAGGCTATGATGGTATTGCATTTACCCCCGGTCAGTTTCAATTCGAACGTTGGGGGAAAAAGAAATTATTGAAGTTTTATGATGAAATTATTCCAAAAACCATTGAAAAAACGATAGGTAAGCGCAAGACAGATGATAATCTTTATCTTAGAGAAAATAATGATGTTGCTTCTGCTCCTATTTATTACTTAGATGATGTACAAAATAAAGCTGGAAAAACGGCTCGTGAGCAAGTTGAGGATGGGTTTACGGCTTACTCCTTACCGATTGCTGGAACTGCTGCTGGTCTAACGGGACTTGCTGCCCTTACGCCAGAGGAAGCGAGGGCTGCTGAGATGATGTCTCAGAAAGCGCAGACGATGATGCGTGATGGTTCTGGCGTTGAGTCTTTGTTGGATAAGTTACAAGGAGCTGGAGAGGTTGTTGGAGAGGGCGTATCAAGCCTATTGCTTCAGCCTATTGCTGGTGCTTTAGCGAGTCGAGGAGCGTTTGATGTAGGCGCTGATGCTGACGCTGTTGCAAGAGCTGCTGAAGAAGCTCGTGGTTTAGTCGATTTTGATGCTTTTTCTCCAACGGGTCAAAGGTATAAGCAATCGGCCTTGGAGTCTTTGGCAAAGCTAGGCGGTTATCTTACCGATGAGGGGGAGCCAATGGTGGGTCGCACTCGTTCTGGTCAGCCGATTTCTTACCGTAAGCGTGATCCGATACAGACTGTTTTTCAGGATGCTCTGGAACCTGCTTCTGAGGCAACAGTTGAGGGGATCATGAGCCTAGTTCAGCCCTTCGATGAGGAGGATGAAAGGGTAAGAGCTTTACGTAGGGGAATCCGACCCCTCGCTGAGATTGTCTCCCCGATTTAAGATTTCTTGTTTGTACATCCTAATGAAATAATCTCCTTCATCCACGATGCCGTGCCATCGTTTGAGAACATGACGCATTTCTTTGTGCGCTTCTTTTGAGTTTATAGGGTGATCACTTCGTGCTCTACTTAGGTCAAGTGTTGTAAAATATTTTTCCATCTTTTTTTCCTATGTTGATTTTTTGGGATAGTCACAGATAGGGTACTTGAGATTTTTGTAGAAATTGTTTTTTTCTTTTTTGTTGCCTAAGAAATACAGATATCGGTGTTTTCGAGGTCTTTCGATTACATAAAATTTTGCGTCGTTTTGTCTTTCATCCAGAGAATAAGTTTCACACAAGGTTTTTGAGTGAAGATTCGATCCGTACATACGCCATTCCGTTCTCTTGTCGCTTAATCCTGTGTACATCCAATTTGTTGCCTGATAAACATATCCTATGTGACCTTGTTCTGTATCTGCATAACTAACAACCACTGAGGGTTTTGGTAACATTTTCAGACTTTTTGCAATTAAAAAACTGCCTTCGTTTTGTTTGTTATTCTTTAAAACCAACCTATTTAGTTCAATAACGATTGAAGAATATTCAGCACCACAAACACCAGCACACAATGACGGACTTGGAGGGCTTCCATAAGTGATGACACCGACTAACTCAGCTTCTTCAAACAGACCATAAGCATAAGAAATGGAGGGAAGTCGTTTGGCATAGTGTATGTTGAGTATGAAGTGTATGGTATCTTGATGATTGATCTGTCTTACAAAATAACCTTTTTCATTGGCATGAGCTGTGGACTCGACTTTGGAAAGCAAATCAAATTGTCCGTCCATCTTTTTTCTCCTCTTATCAATATAAAGTATTGTACATCGACACGGATATAATGTACAATGTCTTTTATGATTTCAGATAAAGCTAAAGAGAAGAAGGTGTTTTTCAACCGGGTCAGACGTACTTGCTTAAAGTATGGGCTAGAGATTGTTTACGATGGTGTGCTGAAGAATTACAACGCTGTGTATGTGATGAAGGATGGTGTTGTCATGTTTGCGGATCGTCGTGTGGATGGTAAGCCTCTGGATATTG